ACGAAAGCGGGCGAAGGGACTTGAACCCTCGACATTCAGCTTGGAAGGCTGATGCGCCCGTTAGGCACTTGCTGCCATCGACCGGCGCGGATGGGCGCGGATGCAGGCAGATCGGCACGGACGCACTGCCCCAAAACTGCCCCAAAATCGGAGCGTCCACGATCGCCGATTGGCTGGTCAACCGATGCGACGCATGACCTCTCGGGCCAGGTCTCGATCACGCTCGGCGTAGATCTCGGTGGTGTCGGCGCTGGCGTGGTCCATGACTGCCTGAGCGGCGTCCAGGCCGGCCGCTCGCCTCGCCCTGGTCGCAGCAGCGTGCCGAAGTTGGTTCGGGCTCCAGTGCGGCACGATGGCCTCCTCGGTGGCTCTGGCGATCGCTCGAGCCCATGCCGCGGGAGACCACTGTGGGCGGAACCTCGTCGGCTCCGGCGCCTCCTGGCGGCGCCGCTGGTAGCTCGGCATCGAGCGGTAGTCGTACTGCCCCTCGCGTGGCTGGTACGCCTCACGCTTCGCTGCGGCTCGCTCCTCGTGCGCCATGCGCGGCGTCCAGAGCGGCGCCTCGAGCTCGCGGCGCAGGTACGGCATGATGATCGTCTGAGCTCGAGGGCCGATGATGATCGTGCGCTCGCGCCCCAGGTGCGCCATCTTGTGGCGACGGGGACGGTACTCCCAGAGCTCGCCGGCGGTGTCGATCTCGCCGGTGCTCATGCGGCAGATCTCGGCGGGCCGCGCGCCCGTGAACCACGCAGTCCAGACCATCGCCACGATGGACGGCGGCAAGTGCTCGCAGGTCGCGCACACGATCTCCTCGGAGACGGCCGTCACCGGTGCCCGGACCGGGGCCGAAGTGCGTCCCGCCTTGAGCGGCGCCAGCGAGCTGAGCGCCCACGCGACCTCGGCGCCGACCATGTGCTCGCTCACGAGCCACTTCCACGCCTGTCGGATCCGGCGGATGCGCGCGTTGATGACGCCGACCGAGAGCCGCCCCCCGCCGTGGCCGCGTCGATCGCGGTGCTCGAGCATGGCATCGCGCACGGCCCGCAGCATCAACGGAGTCAGCTCGCACGCCAGGCGCTCGCCGAAGAGCTGCGCGAGAGTCGCGGTCGCATGCTCGATGTTGCGGCGCTCGCCGGTCTCGGCGCCATCAGCGTTGCGGTAATAGTGCCGCGCATGCTCGATGTAGCGATCCACCGCCGCAGCGATCGTGAGCGGCCGCGCGAGCTGCGGATTGCGGATGGTCTCGTCTCGCCGCCATCGCTCGAGCCACGCGCCGAAGAGATTGCGGGCCTCGGTGCGGTTGCGGCCGAAGCTGCGCCGGTGCCGTTTCCCCGTTGAGTCATGCCAGACGGTCCGCCAGTACCCGTCGCCAGATCGATAGAGCGTCGGAAGCGTGGCCACCGTGAGAGTGCTACCCATAGGTCTTCCTCCGTTCAAGCCGGCCGGATGACGAGCTCGAGCCCTGGCTGCTCTCCGCCCTCCGCATAGCGCTTCGACGCGCGCATGCCGATGACCTGGCAATCGTCGATCCAGGCGATGCCGCGCAGCGCGTCCTTCACGCTCTTGGCCATGTTGTCCAGGTCGGGCTTCGAGCAGTGCTCACGCGGCGCCGACGGTCGCAGGCCTCGCTTCCCCCTGTGACCCTTGGGCCGCGGCATGCGGAATTCCATCGACTCGATGACGACGGCGCCCGTGAGTGGTGAGCGCACGATCATTCCGGCCTCGTGCGCGACAGCGGCCTTCCAGCCGTCGTTCGGGTGCTTCGGATCGAAGGCTCGCGCCATCCACCGCCCCTTCGCCCGCGAGTAGACGGCGCAAGAACGCGCTCGTGGCTGGCCGTACGGAATGCCCGCGACGACGATGCGGATCACGGCGTCAGCTCCTCACTCCTGGACGCACCATCCATCCACCTCCCATCGCCAGATCTCACCGGCGGGCACGGTCAGCGTGCCCTCCGGTGCGATGAGCGTCGCGGGCCCGGTGATGGTGACGATCGCACCACTGGGCGTCAGCTCGATGTCGCCCGATGGAGTGCAGGTCTGCGGCTCCGGTGTGCAGTTGGGACCGCAGCAGCCAGCGAGTAGTAGCAGTGGGAGGAATCGGGTCATTGGCATTCGCACCACATCTGAGTATTGCCGTTGGGGAGAGGCTGCGACTTCTTCGCGCAGTTGCGAGTGACGCAGCCGACGGCGCCGGCGCAGCGGATGTCCACGACGATCGGAGTGCCGCCCCATACTTGGTACACCATCGCAATCTGACAGCCGGGGTCGGAAGTGCCGATTGCGATGCCTGCGACCGCGCCGTCTGGCGCGACCTCGACGCTTGCGACTGCGACCTGCCACTTCCCGCCGCCGAGGGGGATCGAGCCGGGGATCGGCGGCAACGGCGCGATGCTCTGCGAGAGCGATGCGGTGGTCAGCAGGGCGAGAGCGGTAGCGATGACTATGGATCGTCGCATGGGGAGCTCCTTCGTGTCTAGCGACTGGCGGGCTTTGTGGCGGGCGCCACGACCTTCGCGGCGCCGGGTGTGGTGACGCTCTTGATCGAACTTTCCGGCTGCGTCGTCGCCGGCTTCGGGGATTGCGCTGGCGGCTGCGGATCGACGGGTGCACCCGGTCCATCCTTCTCCCACGAGAGCTTGCGCGGTTGGAGCGGCGGCCAAAGCGCATAGGTGCCTCGCGCGACGATGCACTCGTACTCGTCGTCGACCAGCTCGGCACGGCAGACCGCGAGCGTGATGGCGAGCTCGATCGTCGGCGCCGTCGCCGATCGCACGAAGTGGCAGTTGTCGATGGTCACCGCGGTGATGATGCCCTTTCGGCTCGAGAGCGCGATCGTGCGGGTGCCACCGGCGTCAAGCCAGGCGGCGGCCTGGATCACCGCGGAGTCGGAGAGTGAGATCATTGGCGGCGGCGGCTGCTGCGCCTGCGGCGCACTGGTCGGCGCGGCGAGCAGCAGTAGGGCCGCACTTCCGAGCATGCTGGACGATCGCGTCATCGTGTCTCCCTTCGATGCGCCGCGGCACTGTTGCCATCCTGCGGCATTAGCTTCGCGCTTGGGCGGATGATCTCGTGACCTACCCGCTGCAACTCGGCGCGGCATTGGCGGCAGATGCGCCCTGGCGTTCCACGCTTCGTGCGGTCCCACTCCTCGGCGCCGAAGAACCACTTTCCGCAGATGCTCGCCATGCCATTCGTGGCGATGTGCGCAACATCGCCGCCCGGCCCGGGGTAGAGCAGGAACATGCGGATCTCGTCGATCGTGACAGGCGTCGTGCTCATCGTGCCTCCACTCCCGCCCCTTGATTCGGGGACGGACATCGGTACGACTCGGTCGCCACCTGCGCCTCCCGTCCAGCACCTTGATTCGGGGACGGCGCTTGAAGGCAATCCTCGTGCAACCTCACAAAGGCACGCGATTTCTTGACGAAGTCGGGTATGCGCATTCGAGTGACCGTTGCGACCTGCGTCGCTTCCGCCAACGACATGCTGCTGAAGTACTTGTCGATCTCGTCCATGTGTGGCCTCCGGCCAGGTGATCGGCTGTCCGTCGCAACGCGCGACGAGGAACAGCCGCTTGCGGATCGTTGGAGCGCCGTAGTCGCAAGCGCGCAGCTCGCGCCACTCAACGGCGTAACCGAGTTGTTCGAGCGATCATCGCCGCCGCCTGATGCGCAAATGTGTCCATCCGGGCCGCGTGCTTCCCGCACCACGCTTCGCGCCGCTGCGACATGCCGCGCCGAACCTTCGCGGGCCAACGCTTCTCGTGCTTGGAATCATGCGCCAATCGCGCAAGGCGCAACGCGTGCTCTGCCGCCCAGCGACGCACATGGTCCGCATGCAGGTAGCGAGGCTCGCCGTCGTCGATGCGATACACCAGCAGCGAGTCGGCAGCAGTGCGCACATGCAGCGTGCCCTCGTGCTCGCGTGCTTCGCCGCGCGGCATCCAGACGCAGCACTTGAGCATGAGCCGTGTTGCCGCGCCGGGGCCGCCGCGGTGCGAACCCTCGGACACTCGCTGCTCGATCAGCGTCGCCTCGCCGTGCGGGCTCGTGTCATCACGCACCCGCGCGAGCGCCGCAAGCTGGCGGCGGTACTCGCTGCCGCCGCGCAGGCGCAAGCGGATGCGCTCGCCGCCGAGACGGAGTGACGCGCACATCCGCTGCCCGGTCTCGTCCGTCTCGATCCGCCACGATGCCTCGTGCATCGGGTACGGCATCGGATAGCGGTAGCTCGGCGGCGCGGCAGCGCGACGCCAGACGACATCGAGTCGCGACGCTCGCCACCTGCGTTCGACACTCTGGAGCAGGCTGGTCATGCTCGTCGGGTCAACCTCGGGCACCGCAGCACGCGCGCCGGGATACAGGTACACCCGCTCCATCTTCGGCATCCGATCGCCACTGCTGGCGAGCCGGACATGATCGGCCCGCGAGAGTTCCCGCACTGCCCAATTGGCCGCTGCCGTCGCCGCCGCGAACGCGGCGCGGAGCTTTGGTCGCAGCATCGCCCAATCGCAGTCGATCGGGCCAGCAACCGGGATCGTGACGGCGCGGAGCACCCACGCGCGATCCCAGCACTGCGGGCACCACGGCTCCACGGTCGGCCATCGTGACCATCCGCGCGGGAGGCGCGCATTGCCAGCAGCCGTCGGCTTCGCGTCGGCGCGTGCGCCGCACTTCGAACATGAAACGCAGAGTGCCGCGGCGTCCATCACGCGTGTCCCTTCGTGGGGTCGATGAATCGATCGACGCTCGCGGCGTCGATCATGGTCCACTTACCGACGCGCACGGCGCGTAACTCTCCGCGGCGGGCCATCTCGCGCACCGCCCGCGCGCCGTCACGCGTCACTCGGTCGAGCCCGAGGATGTGCGCCACCTGGGCGGGAGCCAGGAGCCGCTGCTCAGGCGTCGGCGCCGATGTGATCTCTGGCGCCACCCTTGTCGCGTGGCCGGGGCCGGCTGGAGATGTGCGATGTGCGATCACGATCGTGGGGCGTGGTCGATTGAGATGGGGCGGACGCCGGGGGGAGAGGGGCGCATCGGCGTCCGCCCGCTGCGTCAGTCTGCTTCCGGCACTCCGATCACCTGCGTCGTCCAACCGAGCTTCGCGGCGCCGCGGTTGACGACGACCACCTCGTAGCGATCGCAGCCCAAGAGCGGGATGTGCGCGGTGGCCGGTCCGTTGCCACTGCCCACGATCTCGGCCAGTCCAGTGGACTCAAGCGAAGTGGCCCATCGATCATTCTCACTCGGCGTGAGACCCTCGGCGCCGGCATGGTCGCTGAGCTGGCCCGAGACGCCGCCGAGCATGCGAGGGAACTTCGCCCCTGCCCCGTTACTGCTCCATCCGACGACGACGACCTCCGCGTATCCATTGGCGGTCGATTTGTCTCCGAAGAGCTGAAGCAGCAGGTGTGCTCCGCCACTCGCGTCGACCGCGCCGGGTGGGTACGCGCTGCGCACCGTCGGCGGCTCGAACGCTGGAAATGTGTCGGAGGCTGGTGTGACGATCACGGGCATTGCGTGCATGGGGTCCTTTCGTTGGGAGAGCAAGCTCCGTCGCGGCTAACGGCCGCCGCGACGGAGCCGGGGAGAAAGATGGCGTGGCCTCAGCGAGTCGGAGCCGCGTCGACCGCCTGGGCGATGGAAACGCGATCGGCCGGTGGGCCGGCCTCGATCGTGAGCGACCAGCCGCAGAGCACTGCGCGCAGGGCCCACTGGTGCGCCGCTTCGAACTGCGCGATCTCGCGGAACCGACTCTGGCATGCGCGCATGGCGCGATCGCGATACTCGGCGTGCGTCGCGGGCCGAGGGTCGCCGTCCACCAGGACCTCTGCACAGCGCACGACCAGCGCGAGAGTTTCGGGCTCGTCCGTAGACTTGATGCCAGCGACCGGCAAGCGCAGGAATGACACGGGCTCCATCGAGTTCCATGCATCGATGCACGCCCTCGCCTCATCCAGTGCGGCGGCGTCGAATACCAAGCGTGCGCCGTGCACTCGCTCCTGCTGCAGCCTGGCGAATCGCTCCTGCGCCTGCGCCCGCGTGATCATGGGTCGTCGCGGCGCCGGTGGTGATGCGCTCACCGGAGGCGGCGGCGCCTCGCTCGCGGCGCCTGCAGGTGCGTGCGCGGGACCCCGCGCGCGGTCGCTCGGCGCCGATGACTCAGCGTCGACTGGTGTGGTGGGACTCTTGGGCCTGGCCATTTGGTGTCTCCGTAGTGCGCGCGGAACTCATGCAGAGTGCGCGTGGGAATGTCCGCGGAAACGCTCCGCGGTTTCGGGGGCGAACAATGCGTCGCGCATGGCGCCACGCAGGAGTGCGCTCGTCGCCGGGTCGAAGGTCGCCATGAATCGCCCGCCACTGGTGTGCGCGACGACATGGGCCTTGAGCTCGTAGAGCTGCGCGAGCGAGAGGTGACTGAGCGCAGCATCAACTTCGGCGATCGACTGCTGTGTTTCGAGGTCCGCTCGACGCGATGATTCGAGCAGCGACTCTGTGCTGGCTGCGGTCTCGCTCTTCGGCCGCATGCGCCCCGAGACGACCTGGCCCCACCACCCGCGGTCGCGGAACCAGACCCGGGGGCGCAGCGTCGACCCGCCGCGCATCGCCGTCGCGAATCGCTGCGTGGCGGCGAGCAGTTCAGGAGCCGAGAGCGGCGGGTCGAGCTTCGCGCCATCGCCTCGCAGCGCCTCTCGCACTGCCGTCGCGTCCTGTGCCCACACGGCGTCCGGGTGCGTGCCTGGACCGGCTGGCCCCGGGTACGCCGCCAGGATCGCCGCGACCTGTTCGTCGGTCGCGATCGGATCGGGCTCGCTGCTCCCATCGGCCAGCGAATCCCCCCCCCCATCGGTTCGCTGGGGGGTTGGGGGGGAGGGTTCCTTGGGAGGTTCTTCCTGAAGGTTAGGGCGCGAATCTCGCGCATGGTCAGGCGCGAGGCTCGCGCGTGGTCGCTGCGAATCTCGCGCATGGTCAGGCGCGAGATTCGCGTATGGTTCGAAGCCGCGACCATGCGCTAGATTCGCGCGTGCTCGCAGCTTCCGATCGAGCTCGGCGAGGCGCTCCCAGCGGATGCGGTAGCGACTCGTCTGCTCGTCGCCGCGAGCGGCACCGCGAGACCGATGCCGTCGCTCGACCTCGACCACGCGCTCGTCCTCCAGGATCGATAGGGCGAGCTGGGCCGTGCGGGCACTGGCGCTCGCGTGAGCTGCGATGCGAGCCTGAGACGGCCAGCAGCGGCCGTCGCCGTCCGAGTGGTTCACGAGCGCTGCGCAGATCGCAAAGAGGCTCGTCGCACTCATGGTGGGCAGGTGACGGCGCCGCCGATCCGCGACCATCGCACGGAAGTCCGCTTCGAAGAGGAGATTGAGGCGGTCCGTCAATCGTGGGGGATGGCTCATGCGCGTCGACCCCCGTTGCTCGCGATGCGAAGGACGTCACGCGCTGCGGTCACGCGCGCCATGAGCTCGCTGCTACCGCCGGCGTCGGGGTGCGCACGCTTTGCGGCCTCGCGATACGCGATCGCCAGATTCGCTGGTACGAAGAGATCGCGCGGGGTGCAGTTCGCCGCGGCGATGCCGATGAGCCATCGTGCTGCGTCCTCGGCCGTCGCCCACTCCGCGGCGCCGGTGGCGGCGCACGCCGGAGGCAGTACGGTCCAGCCGGTGTACTGCTCGCTGCGGCGCGTGACACCATACCGGTCCACCTGCCGGAGCGCCTCGAGCGAAAGTGCGATGGCTCGCAGATTGTGCTGCCAGTGCGTGAATCGATCGCACGGGAACTTGAGAGGACCCTTCGACGAGTCGAAGACGAGCACGATGCCGGGTGTGCGCAGCCTGGCCTCGGCACGCAATCGTCCATCGTTGCGGACGTCGCGGGCGTCGCAATCTGCAAGCACAACGACATTGGTCGCATGCAGATGCCGGAGCTCTCGCTCGAGCAGCTCGAGCGTGTCGACATAGCTAGCCCGGAACGGTGCTGGCTTGCGATTTTGCGAGCACTCGTGCGGCCATCGATCAATGGACCGGAATTTCAGCTCCATCACGCGGCGCCCCCTTCCGGTCCGGCCGCGATTGCAAGATCACCTTTAGGCTCTTCACCCAAAGGCCTATCAACTGGCGCGACCGCGCGCCGCGTCGCCTCGAAGGTCGTCTCCATCGGCACGGATCCCGCAGCGAAGAAAAGCAGTGCTTCGATCTCCTGCGGCGTCGCGTGGGCGGGATCCCCGGGCAGGGCCGGAACCAAGTACTTCCACTCGTCGCGCGCGCCGTGAGTGCGCTGGTACGCGTTCGCAAGTCCCTGCCCTGCGGTCGTCATCCATGCCGCCTCGATGTGGTCGTAGATATCGACGATGGCCTCGAGCATGGCCATGCCGAGGCCGTGACCACGCGCGATGGTGGAGACCTCGATGAAGTGCAGCAGCGCACCCCTTCGAAGTGCCGTCAGCGTGGCGTGCACGATTGGTGCGACGGCGAGCGGACTGGCCCTGTCGATGCCGGCCAGTAGCACGGCCCGGCCACGCGGCGTGTCGATCTCCGATCGGTAGATCTCGAGTCGTTCGGTGACTTTGATCGGCGGATTGCGGCTCATGACGCGGCCTCCGGCGCCACGCGCACGAACACGGCGACGATCGTCTCGGTGAGCATCAATCGCCCGGCGCGACGGTGGTAGACGCTGTTGAGCTTCCAGTCCTCGAGCTCGAAGCCTCGCGCCGCGTTCACGCGGATGACGAGCTCGAATCGATCAGAGAGGCGGTCTCCCGGCTCGGCCGGCGTCTCGCCCTCGACCCAGTTCACGGTGATCTCCGCGACGATGCGCGCGGCGATCGTCCGCGGTGTGACTGATCCGTTGAGCTTCATGGCGCCGGCCTCCGGTAATGGCCCCGCGGACCGCGATCGAGCCGGCCTGCTGTGTAGAGATCGCCGAGAATCTCCTCTGCATCCTTGTGCTCGATGCCGATCTCCCTCGCGATATCCACGGCGCGCATGTTCCGTCCGCTCTCAAGCAGTTGAAGAACGCGGTAGCGCGCACTCGTCGGAGCTCCTGGTTCGGCCGCGAGTCGGTCGATCGCTGCATCGGCGTCGCGCGTGGCATCTCGCCGCTTGGCCTTGAGCGGCCGCTCAGGCTCTGGGGCATCATCGACCACGACATCCGACTCCTGAGTCGTCTGGACCGCTGAGACCGACGCCGGCGCTTCGACGATGTCGCAGAGCGCCTGACGTGCTCGGCGGACCCGCTCGATGCGGCCAGTCAAGATCTCGATCTCTCGCTCGAGATCTCTGATGGCCTGGTGGACTGCCGGTTCCGGTCCCGTCCACGCACCATTGCTTGCCACTGCTGCTGCCATGCACTACTCCTCGCGACGCGATCCTTCGCGGCGCTCCAACGGTGAGCGATGCGCTACTTGGCGCGACTGGAAATGAGACGAGGAGCAGCGGCGCCGACCGACGCTGCCGGCGCCGCCGCTCCTCCGTGAATCGCGGGTGGTGTCGCCGACCCGCGCGATGATGGGGCGCACAACGAGAGCATGCACACGAGCACCACGAAGGCACCCAGGAGAGCGAGCAGGATGCCTGCCTGGCCGGCTGCGGCCGTGGACACCCCTTCGGGAGTGATCTCGGCGCCGATGGCTCCTGGGCGATCCGCGATCGTCTCCGTGGTCGTCGTCACGAGGCGCTCGTCGCCGCGCCCGCCTTGGTGCGATCGTGGAGTGGCGATGGCTCTCGTGTCTGAGAGCGTGCGGAGCGAGCTCGCGACGGCGCCGAGCCGATCCGATGCGAGCTGCGCGATGGTCGCGGTGATTGCAACCGAGCGTGTGTCGCCAAGCACGACGGGGTCCGAGATCATTCGCTCGACGGTCTCGGATGCGGCACGAGCTCGCATGGCCGCATCTGCCAGGTGCGAGATCGGGCACGCGAGCACATCGACGGGCGTCGGTGGCGCCTCTGTGGTGGGGCTCATGGGATCACTCGTCCTCGAGCTCGCTGCCGAACGAGTCCACCACCGACGAGACGGGCTCGGTCGACGACTCCGCACTCGGAGGCGGCGCCTTTGGTCGATGACTCCGAACCGATGCCGAGTCGCCGCTCACCATGAGGCCGCTCGCCTTCATCGCCCGCAGCCGCTCGCGCTGCTGCTTCGCCCGCATCCGCTCGCGATGCTTCTTCGCCCGGCGGCGGGCCATCTCTTTGCGACGCTGATACCGACTGAAGTCCGTCTCGAGTCCGCTCAGTCGCGAGACGCCGCGGGTGGGAGTGCGACGCGCACTGGACGGCGAGCCCGACCGGGACGGAATGTGATCCCGGCCGGGACTCGCCTCAGGGGTGCTCGGTGCATTTGGGGCCGCCTTGCGCGGCGCCTTGGCTCGCGGCCGCACCGCGAGCGAGGCCTGAGCGGCTCTCGCTCGCTCCTGGCGGCGCTCCTCGTTCCGACGACGCACGCCGACTCCTCCCTCGGTCGAGCTGTCGCGTCGACGAGACATGATCGCGATCGCGGCGCGTCGCGCGCCGGCCCCGGTGCGACTGCTCGCCGCGCGGCGGGCGGGCGGACTCGTCGCGGAGGTCGCGGATCCTCCACGACGAGACGACGACCTGGAACCCGCTCGCGCGGCGGCAGTGGTCGGCTGGCGGTCTCTCCCGCCCGTCACGCCTGCATTGCCGGAGCCGGGATCGTGACCGGCGACGGCGGATGTCCGACCGGGGCGTTCCGGTCGTCTTGGGGCTCTCGATGCAGACTTGGTCTCGCGCTGGCGACGGCCGCCGCTCAACGCGCTGCCACGCACGATCCCATCGTCCATGCGCGCATTCGATCGCTCGATGGTGGAATCGATGATGTCGGAGACCTGATCTTCGAGCGCGCTGATCCGCTGGGCGGTGATGCGCAGTTGCCTTTGAAGGCACCACGCCGCGGCGCGTAGCCGACGATCGAACTGCCGCTCCAAGGCCAATTGCTTGCGGTCTCCTGCGAACGGATGATCCCTGCTGCTGTCCATCACGCCTCCTTGCGATTGCTGCTGCTGACGGCGCGCTGATCGAGGTACGCCTCGATCGCGGTCTGCGGCACGCGCCATTCGCGGCCGACTCTGACTGCTCCCGGAAACTCCCCCCGCTGCGCCATCCGGCGCACGGTCACGACACAGACCCCCAGGTAGTCCGCGATCTCCTGCGCGCCGAGCAGAGCGTCGAAGGTTGGCGCCGTGGCTCCACTCCGTCGCAGGCTGGCTCGTCCCACGGCGGCGCACGCAGTGCAGAGCGTGCGCGTCGCGTCCGTCCAGTCGCACGGCTCGCCGGTGCGCTCGATGCACTGCCGGCAGTCCTGCTCGGTGCATCCGCACTCTCGGCACACGCCAGGGATGAGTCTCCGGCTCACGACGAGGCCTCCGCGGGTGCGGCGCCTGCGTCCGCAACGAGTCGCCGCAGGCGAGTGCGCTGAGCATGCATGCGCAGCCGGTCAGCCTGGCCGACGCACTCGAGGATCTCGCCACGAAGGATGCTCACGCTCTCAGGCGCGTCGATCCCAACCACGACGGCGCCGCCGCCTGCGATCGTCGTGAGCTGCACGACGACCTCGCGGCCGTCCCCCAGGTCCAGGCTGAGCGACTGCCCCTCCCGCCTGGTGATCACGAGCATGGCGAGGCCTCCTCGTCGTCGTGCTCCGACGCACACGCAATCGCACAGGTGTCGAGAGCGCTGCAGATCCGGATCGCGTCCGCTGCCGCCTCCGCGAACGGGTCAATGCCCAAAGAGCGCACGGATGAGCAACGGTGCGATCGCTCCAGCGCATCGTCGGGCGTGAGCTGGTACCGCGGCAGAATCACGCAGCGGACCTCGCCGTCGTTGCATCGCTTGGAGACAGCGCCTCGGTGGCCTCCCGCTCAATCGCCTGCTCGAGCGCGACCTTGTGGGTCCATCGACGGGCCTCAGCGATTCGCCGGAGCAGGCGGAAGTGCCGATCCGAGAGCCTGACGCTACGGCGATCTCGGCGTCCTTTTTTCGATTTGGCGTCCATGGTGTGCAAAGTATGCTTCGGCGTTCCAAGTGTCAACCGTCCACATTTGCCCACCAAATCACCACCGAGCGCCGCCAGAATCACCAACATCTAGCTTGGTGATCGTGGCTGAGAAGCGTGCCAAGCGAACGGTGTCTCTCACACCAAACGCCAGGTCGGCGCTCGATCGATCGCTTGAAGCACTGCCGGGCGGCGGCAACTACATCGATGTGATGAGTCGCCTCGTGTTGTGGTTCGAAATGCAGCCGCTCTGGGTCAAAATCGCAGTGATGTCGGTGGGCGCTGGGCAGGAGACTCTCGATCCAGGCCGCGCAAAGGACGAGGTGATCTTCGACTTGAGAGCCGGCCGAAAGGAGGACAAGCCGCCGAGCGGCTTGGAGATAGGGGCCCGGCAGCCGTCACGGCGCCGGGCCGCTGGTTGAACGCGGCTCAGGAGGATGGCATGTCGCCGGTCGCCGGCCGCATCCGGCGATGCGATGGCCGCGTGGTCGCGGAGACGAGGAGCGGCACGCTGAGCCTGCCACCACCGAATGAAAGTGCGGCCCGCAGGCGCTCGAGGCGCCGCGGGCCGCAACCGTGGGGGGCGAATTTGACGCGCACGGTACCTCGGCCGATCATCGGGGCTTCTGGCGGCCGCCATTTTTCGAGCCCAGTCCCGCAGCGAAGTGCGCTGCGGATCCGGAGATCAGCATGTCCAAGATGACGAAGCGTGTGGCGGATCGGGTGACGGCAGCGCTCAAGGCGCTTCGCCCAGTGATCGAGCAGCAGCGCACTCGGGATGTGTCGGAAGCCGATACGGTCACGCTCGTCAAGGATGTGCTCTCCGAAGTGCTCGGCTTCGACAAATACTCCGAGCTCACCAGCGAGCATGCGATCCGCGGCACCTTCTGCGACATCGCGATCATGGTCGATGCCAAGATCTGGTGCCTCATCGAGGTGAAGGCGATTGGCACCGAGCTCGAGGACCGACATGTGAAGCAGGTCGTCGACTACGCATCAAACAAGGGTGTCGAGTGGTGCGTGCTGACGAACGGCCGCGAGTGGCGGCTCTACCATGTGATCTTCGCGAAACCAATCGACAAGCGTCTCATCCTCGCGGTCGATCTCTGCACGGTCGACCTCAAAGAGGAGGCCTGCCTGGACGACATCTTCCTGTTCACGAGGGAGGGCTTCGCGAAGGGCGCGCAAGTCGAGGCTCGTGATCGCATCGACGCTACCAGCCGCTTCCTGCTCGCAGCCTTGGTGCTTGAGAATCCCGAAGTGCTGGGAGTGATCCGGCGTGAGCTGCGCAAGCTGGTGGATGTACTCGTGAGCACCGAGGAGATCGCAATCGTGCTCCGCGATCAGGTACTCAAGCGCGAGACGCTTGAAGGACCGGAGGCCACGGCGGCAAGCAACAAGCTCAGCCGACAGCAGCGGCGAGCGACGAAGAGCGACGCCACTCCCGACTCACCGTCGCCCACTCCAGCCACTGACATCGTGACCGACGCGTAGCGACTGCGAGCGCGATGTCAGCAGCGGCATCAGCTCCCCTACCTGGAGGCCATCGTGGACGACATCATCCGATTCCCCTGCCCGCACTGCGGCAAGTCGATCAAGGCGCCGGCGAATGTCGCGAAGTCGCGCGGCCGATGTCCTGCGTGCCAAGGCGAGGTGACGATTCCTCGCGCGGCGCCGGACTTTCGAGCGTTCTCACCCGCGGTCGCCGTGGCCGAGCGGACGACGGCGCCGGTGGCTGAACTGGTCGCACCACCTGCCACCGCTCCTTCGCCGATCGTCGCGTGTCCAGACTGCGGAGGCAAGGTCTCACGCTCAGCACCGGCGTGTCCTCATTGCGGGCGCCCGATGATGGCGCCGCCGACAACCGCGCAAGCTCCGGTGGCACCGACGCCGGAGCGGGTCCAGGTGATCGAGCAGACCGCGAAGCTCTGGAAGGCGTTGCAGGCGATCGGCGTGGTCGTGATGCTGGTCGGATTCACGCTGTTGATCATCGGGATCGGCGTCACATCGCCGACGATCGGCATCATTGGTGGTGTCGCTCTCGCTGCTGGGATCCCTGCATGGATCACAGGCCGAGTCTGCGCGTGGTGGTTCCATGGGTGAGGGACGCACTGAACGGGAGATCGCACGCGCGAGCACAGTGGCTTGGATCATGCGCCTGTCGGGGAGTGATCGATGAGCGAGTTTGGGGTGATCCCCACCGAAGCGCACCGAGGCGAAATGGTTTGGGAGATGTTCAATCTCCCCAGAGCGATCTCGATCCGATGCCCCAAGTGCGCAGAACTGGTCAGTCCTCAACTTACTCCGCTCACGCAACACAAACCGACAATGACCGTCGTCCTGGGCGCCAACTGCCCAGCCTGCCGCGAAGAGCTCCTGGCAGTTGCTGCGAAGTGCGCGATGTATTCGAAGGGCGGAACTTACGAACCCCCAGCGAGCATCGCTGTCTATCCGAAGCCCAAAGAACCTACGCGTCCTCGAGTTCGCCGAGATGCGCTCCCGGAGCGACTCGCCAAGGCTTACATCGAGACGCTGCGCGCGTGGGACAACGGTCACCATGGTCCCGCGGCAACGAACTGCCGTCGGCTCCTGGAGGGCGCCATGAAGGAGTGGTTGAAAGAGCCATCAGATGACGCAGCAAGAAAACCCCTGGCGAAGCTGATCGAGGAGACGGCAACGAGCTCTGGCCTCGCGCAGCCACTACGCCAGGTCGCCGAAGCCATACGGGACGCCGGCAACCACTTCGTGCACTACTCAGATACGGACGCAACACCCGAAGAGGCACAAGCCATGATCCGGCTGCTCGAGATGGTGTTGGAGTATCTCTTCGTGATGAAGCAGGAAGCTCAAGACTTCATCGATGCATGGAAGGCCCAGAGCGAATAAAGCAAAACTCCCGGCGAACCTTGCGGCTCAGCCGGGAGCTTCCGGGGGCTGGGTTGGCACGGAGCAATGTAGCCGCGAGAACGGCTGATGCAAATCAGAGTGCCCGCTTGCCCCGCACGACCTGGACCGCGATCGCCCAGCGTGGGACATCCTCGGGGTTGCTCGCATTGCGGCGGAGGCCTCGGCGGAACTCGTAGGGAGTGAGCTGCACGCCGTGCGCGCGGCCCTTGCGGTCGATGTGCACCAGGTAGATGCGGCGCTTCGTCTCGCGTGGGCGTCGATTGCGGTTGCGAACGATGGTCATGACAGCGACTCCTGGGACGACATGTGATCTGGTGCGCGGGACTCGGGACCCCACTTTGGCACCCGGAGTGGGCAGGCCACCCGTGCGAGCGACACGCCCTCCGCGAGCGATCGCGCCAGCGGACCGCAGCATCGCTGCTTGCATCGCGCGACGCCTCGCGCGTCGTCATGCGCGTAGTAGCATCGCTCAGGTGGTCCGAGACAGATCGCCAGCCGCGCCGCGATCGTCTCGGCCGACGCCGGCGTGAGATTGACGGACCCGCGCTGCGGCGCCCGCGGTGACTGCTTTGCCGCGGGCTCTTCACGGCGCCGCTGCAGCGGCGATACGACCCGCCGCCCTGGCGTCAGGCCCATGACCACGCCTTCGTCCAGTAGGACTCCCCGGTCGTCTGGCCGCAAGTGAACTGCGGGAATCCCGCGGTGTAATAGATACATCCAGTCGCATCGCAAGATTCGGCTGCGTAGGAGTCCAGGCGCGTCCCTGCGGTGGGTATGGGAGTGTCGGGACACGCGATCGAGGCGACCGCCGGAGTCGGGTGCGTGGTCGTCCAGACTTCGGAGAATGATGAGCCGGGCGGCCCCTCGCCTCCGCAGTCGTTGCAATCGCCATCGAAGCCACCAGACCCCGCTGTGCCTGCCGCGATGATCCAGCCGTACTCGCAGTCAAATGGGTTGCCAGGAATCGTGAGCGGCTCCACGAACGGCGACGGAAAGTAGGTGGCCGGATACGACAAGCCCAGTCCGCTCCCCGACGCGGTGACGCTGCCATCGAGTGTTGCCTCATAGGACCACTGCCATGCCCACGACCACGAAGCAGCGCCGGCAGGGCAGTACGGCACCAGCATGCGGCGCGAAGTGGTGGCGCCGTCACTCGACGAACCGAAGACCTGACACACCGAGTTGAATGCGTCGATCGGGACCTCGGCGATGGTCGAGCCGCTCGAGCCGCTCGTGGCGTCATATCGCATGGTCCATCCAGCAGCCCCGAGCGCACGCGTGGCGGCGTACGCGGCGAGACAGTCCTCACAGAGTGTGACCTTCTCGCAGATGCGGCCGGACACCTGCAGCGCGAACGAGCCCGCAATGCTCGTCCAGGGACCGGTCGCGAGTGCGATGCCTCGATACGGCGCATAGTCGGGATCGACTCCGGCGCTCAACTGAGTTGGATCGACCACCACCGTTCCCGCGCCGACCATGCCAGCCAACGCCCCGGCCGGCAGCATCGTGAGCGTGACACTGATCTGTGCAGGGTCCCACTGAGCGCTCGGCCACTCCTCGGGGTCGCACGGGTCCTCGTAGGGATTGCAGTCCGACCGCGGAAACGGCTGATAGTCGGTCTTCGGCGTGGTGGTACCGACGATGCCATCGTCGCGCAACCAATCAGCATTGAAGAGCGGATCGAACGGCAAGCCGTCGGTGCGCTTGAAGGTAACGCCAACATCGAATGACTCCGGCTCTTCTCCGGGGCACCAGTTGAAGATGTTCGCGGGCGAAAGATAGACCTCGCAGACGACGATCGTCGTGGCGTCAGGCTCGATCCGAGTAGTGACGGTGCCAGAGGTATTCGCCGTGCCGGTCTCGACGATCGCCGCCGGGGTGCCGATCTCGACCTCGACGGCGTGCGCGACGAAGTTCCAGGCACAGGCGATCGCGTCGAACTCCCATGCGAATGTCGTCGCCGGCATGCGCACGAGCGTCTTGCACACCTTGCGGCCGCGCCCCCAGTAGTGCGTCGGCGGCGTGAACGGGTGATCCCACTCGCAGTCTCCGGCGCTGGCGCTGCTCGAGAAGTTGCCAGGGTCGATCGGTGACATCGTCGTGCCAGTCACCTCGTACACCCGCAGGTCCTGCTGCATGACGATCGCGTCGACCGAGACCACCGCCGTTGATCCGGGTCCGACGACGATCTCGTAGGTCGGCGGCGGCGCGCACTCGCCCTCGCCATAGACGCACACCGTCGCAGTGAGCACCTTGCAGGGATCGCCCGGGTCGCATGGCACTTCCCCGCAGCCTGCGCAGCACCGCATGCGCGCGGTGCTCATCCGGTCCTCCTGCCACGCGACGCATCTTGATCGATCGTGCGGCGCCGATCCTCGGCCTCGAGGCGGTCGAGCCGGTGGCGAGTGAGCTTCGCCGCCTCGGCTTCCGCGGCGCGCCACTCCCTGAGCTCGTGCAGCCAGTCGCGCGCCTCGCACACCAATGCTCGCGTCTCTTCGCCCGCGGCGGTGACTTGATTGATGCGGGCATCGATCCGCTGGAGGCCATGCGCGAACCTCTCGTCGCTCCTCGCCTCGGCAGCGGCGGACCTGCGCAGCCAGAGCACCACGGCCGTTACGGTCGTGATGACGGACAGCGCTGAGCCGATGAGCGTCGCGATGGCGACGAGGTGCTCGGTCATGCGTGCCTGCTAGGTGCGTGCGACCAATGCGCCGATCGCCGTCGCCGTCGTGATCATCGTCTGCACCTCGACGCGCTCCGCCCCCATCGTCTCGGCGATCACGCTCGCAACATGGCCGCTACCGGGGTTGTGGAAGCGCCCGTAACCCGTGAGCAACGCGATCGTGTCCACCCACCGCTGCACCTCCGACGGGACCTCGCCTGCGAGGCCCATATTGGTGCTGAGCGTGAGCGCCCCCGTCGCTGCCAGCGTCATCGGAGTCCATAGACCCCGGTCCCGGTACCAGCCCACGACCATGATTCGGCCCTGCTGCCCGGAGGAACCCTCGCCGAAGATCTGGATGCGCACATGCTGCCGCCCCAGCGTGTGGTAGCCGCCAGGGTCGGCGCTCTGGCGAGTGCGCACTGTGTACGCGGACGCGGTCGAAGCCGGGACGACAAATGCACTGCCGTCTGCATGGGTGCGCTGGACTACTTCAATCATGACTGACTCCTTGGCGCTACTCCGGGCACACGCCATCGATGGGGTTCTGCACACTGAACTCGAGCACGCGACCGCCTTCGTCGTCCGACATCGGCCATGCGGGAAAAACACAGTCGATGCGCGATCCGAGGCGAGTGACGCCGACGGGGTAGACATCCCAGCCGGCCGCGATCAACGAACTAACGACATATCCGGGGGCGACGATCGACGCGGTGTTGGCCGCCTCGAACGCGTTGTAGGCGACGAGGTCGGCGACGCCGGCGACATCCGCATAGACCTCTGCGGCGAGGTCGAAGCGCACGCGGCGAAGCATGTACCGCCATTGGTACGCGCGACCTGCGATGAGCTCCTGGGAGACGGGCCGGTACATGCGCATGGCGCGGGAGCGGTCCGCTCCGACGGCACGCGGCGCATCGTCGCGGGTCCTGGTCAGGCCAGAGAGACGCTGGGCCTGCGCTGGCGTGAATGCGACGACTCTGAGGCTCATGGCGCCACGATCCCCAGTGCACTCATGTTGACCTCGCGCACGAGCCGGAACGCCAGCACGACCGGCGTGCCGGCAGCAGGGAGTCGCACGCCGGAGCCATTCAGGAGCACCGGCTGGCTGATCGGGTCGCCGAACTCGTCGATGATCATGCGCAGCTTCGGCGCGCCGCCGACCTCGGTGCCCACGCGCTCGCGCGTGCCGCGATCGACCACTCGTCGGTACCACCCCTCGCCGCCGGCGCCGCGACGCAGTTGGATTGGAAAACGAACCTGGTCGTACGCAGGCGCACCGTCCGCTGCGGGCATCCGGCGTGCGATGGGACCCGGGAAGATGCGCAGTTCCCCTGCCGCAGCCACGCCGGAGATGGTGTTGGTGTTGACGGCGTTCGCCCAGCCCTCGAGCCAGGTGAGCGTCGCAGTACCTGCGGTGAAGTTCTTGACCCAGGTGGCCGCGATGAACGGCACCTGCTCCGTCAGTGGCGGGTCGAATGGTTCGCCGGCCGAGCTGCCCACCACGGCATCGTCGTAGTCGATGTCGGCGGCACGCTCCACCACCTCCCACGACATGTCGTCCCACCACCCCGCCATCGCGACGGGGTCGACGGTCGGGACGACCGGCTGCCTCGTCTCGTAGGTCACCGTCACCAGGTATCGGTTCGGCCCGCCACTGCGGCGGGTCTCCACCCCGGTGACCCAGCGGCCAGGGACATTGGGGTGCGCGGCGCCTCGCTGCGGGATCGATCCGTGGCCCTCGATCTCGGCAATGACATCGAGGCCCGGCGTCGGCGTGGCGATGACGTCGTACATGAGCTGCCGCTGTGCCTCACCGATGCCCAGCGACGAGCTCTCGCCCGACCATGGCTTCGACACATTGACGACCGTCACGCGGTCGCCCTCAGGTACTCGGGCTGCTTGGCCAGAATGGCGCGCAGCGCGGCCAGGGAGGCCTCCGTGGCACGGGCGATGGTGTTCAGGCTCTCGGCCGCCTGGGCCTGCAGCCTGGTCGCTGTCGATGGCTCACTCGATGCTGGCGGTGATGCCTGGGTCTCGCTGGCCCTCGCATTGCGAAAGGCCATCGCGCGCAGGCTCACCTGATCAGCGTCCACAGCGCCACTGAGCTGCTCTTCCGCACGGCGGATCTTGTCGAGGCGACGAATCCGCTCCTCCTCCTGCCGCTCCCGTTCGCGTGCGGCCTCAGTCTCCGACTGTTCGCGTGCGCGCTGCTCGACTGCGATCGCTCGCTCTCGCTCGGCAGCCTCGACCTGGGCGCGCTCCTCTGCTTCGCGCGCGCGACGCCGCTCTTCCTGGGCGGCGAATTCCTCGGCGAGCTGCGATCGGGCTGCATCGCGGGATCCCCCTTCGAATCTCGCGAGCAGCGGCTCGATCGATTTTTCGAACTCCGCGCGGCGCCGCTCCTCTTCGCTCAGCGTGTCCTGGCGAAGCTTCGCGATCGCGTCCTCGTAGGCTCGATTCGTGGCCGCGAGGGCCTCCGCTTCGCGCGCCGCCTGCTCGTTGCGAATGCGCTCCTCGCGTGCCGCGAATTCAGTCTGGAGCTTCTCGCGCGTCGCTGAGAGCTGGCCGGTGCCGACGGTGCCTGCCAGGATCTTGTTCGCGTCCGCGTCAAACGCCTTGCGGCGCCGCTCCTCGTCGGTGAGCGTGTCCTCGCGCAGTTTCGCGATCTGCGCATCGATCGCAGCGTTGATCTCGCCCGCCTTCTCGGCAGCCTTGCGCCCGGCCTCGATCGCCTTCTCCTGCGCAAGGTGCCCGCCGAAGAGCGGGTCGAAGAGATCGCCGAGCCACTCGCCGACGACGCCGGCAATGGGAAACGACTTGAGCCCGGCTGCGAAGCTCTCTGCCGCGCCGATGCCGGCCTCGGTCAGGTTCGCGCCGGCCTTGATCTTCTCGTTGAATTCGCGCAGCGCCCCGTCGACCGCGTTCAACCCGAAGAAACCGACGAGCCCTTTGCCGACCTTGCCGACGAGGTCCTGCGACATTTTCTGCCCGGTCGCCGCGACGCTGCCCTGCATTTCGCGCAGTCGCCGTTCGAACGCGCCGAAGATCGGACCGCTCTCGTCCTTGCCACCGATGACCAGGTCGACGCCGGAGACGCGGGACATTACTCAGCTTCCTCCCGTGCGCAGAGTCGCGCATGGGCGCAGGCCGCGAGGAACGCCGCAGTCTGATCGAGCGTGCCGCCGGAGACTGGCCAGGATCCGCGATCGGCGAGCTCGACGAAGTGCAGCAGTTCGAGCGCGTCGGCAGCCCAGCGGGCCGGACACTCGCTCAGCTCGACCTCGCCCAGGCCGTGACAGGTCGTGCAGCTCTCTCGAGGTGCCGATCTCGCATGGCAGGATTCGCAGGGCCGAAGGTACGGCTCTGACCTCGTGGGGGGATCTACGCACCCCGCGCCTCCGGCACCGCGGCAGCGCGTGCAGATTCGCCGCCGCGCCCAGGCGACGGCGACTCGGATTTTCCCAGGTCGAGCTCCGCCAGGCGCTGGCGCACCTGCAGCTCGATCGACAGGTCGAAGAGCTCGCTCGCGGTGAGCAGCTCGGCGAGCTGCTCGACGGCGTCTCCGCCGATTCCAGCCCCGCCCCCTGTACCCATCGCGCTGCCGATGGCCGCTGGCGGCGCCGCGTCCTGCGTGTGCGCTCCGGGGCAAGGGGCGGGGCTGGCCGCGGCAGCATGGGTCCCCTCCGGGATCTCGACCGCGGCGACGATCATGCGGAGCGCATCGAGCAGCAGGCGCATCGCCTGGCCGTCGCTGTGCTCCTGCGTCGACCGGAGTCGGAGCTCGCGGTATCGCAGCAGCGCTGCGGCGCTCAGGTACCGGGCGCGGATGCGCACGCGCCGCTCCGGCGGCTCCGATGTCTGGCCGGCGAGCTCGTGCGTCCAGGTGGCGGTGGGATCGAGGCATCGCAGCATCGATCAGACTCCGAACGCGATGACGAGGTCGTTCTCAGTCGCGCCACGCGTGCCCACGAACGACCACTGGTCGTAGAGCGAACCGCTGCGATCGACGCCGGGCACCTGCTCGATCTGCATCTCAGGGATCATGATGACGATCGCCGTGGCCCCCGCACCGATGATGAGAGTCGCGACCTGCACCGTGCCGGCGAAGTGCTGCGAATGCGGCGTGTAGCTGCCAGCGATCGGCTTGGCCTCGATGATGAAGCTCCCCTTGATCGCCCGGTCGACGACCTGGGCGGCGATGTATCCGGTGGCGTCGTCGCCAGACTCGCGTAGCGTCACCGAGTTGCCGAGGTCGATGGAGAATTCGGCGAGCGCCATCGCATTGCCGCCGATCGTGAGCGTCATGGGAGCGCACCGGAGCAGGGTCTCGCCGGACGGATAGGTGACCGTCGGCATCGCGACGCTCGATGCGCCGAGATCCTTGCCCGTGAGCGTGACCTGCGCCTCGAGCAGGCCTCCGGCCGTGCCGGTGATCCGCGCAGTGCCGGCGCATCCGGCGACCGTGTGCAGTCGTCCGTCCTCGTTGTGGCCGACGGTGGCCGTCTTCGCGCTACCGGCGCCGCCGCCAGGCGGAATCGATGTCGGGTGCCACTCGTCGTCGTCCAGGACGAAGCCGAGGACCGGCAGCAGCAGCGGCGCCCATGACGGACCGCCGCTCTTGCCGGTGAGGTGCAAACCGAAGGACACCTGACGGCTGCGGGCGCCGGTGATCGAGGCTGCCCGACCGCCGCCGGTGGCCGGCTCGCGATCGATGTATGGAGTCTGCGGAGTGGATTGGACGGCGTGAACCGGCAGTGCCGCGGTGCCGAGCGCAACGGGTGTGCCGGCAGTCGACTCCTGAGCGATGAGCAGTGATCGGCGTCGCGGGATCATGGGGTGTCACTCCGGGATGGGGAGCAGTGGATAGGGCGTGATGTCGAGGCGATTCTCGTGCGTCTGGTATGTGGCTCGCAGTCTGATCGCCACTCCGCCCTGCTCGCCGGGCGCGGCCCGATCGAACTCGATGTCGACGACATTGAGCGTGTGGCACTGGCCGCCGAGGCGATCGCCTGGCGCGATGGCCTTGAGCACCGCAGCGGCGGCGATCCCCACTCGATCGGCGAGCGGATTCGTCTCGGTCTCGCTCTGCACGACGATCACAAGGACGAGGAAGTCCTGCGTCCAGCCGACGTACGGATACACATTGGTGCCCGCGTTGAGATCCGTCTCGAGCGCTGGATCGCCCTCGATCACATGGATGATGCCATGCTCGTAGCTGACGGTCTCGGCCATCGTCGTGCGCACGACGCGCGTGCGCTCCCAGTCGTATCCATTGGCGGCGGTGACGAGATCGCAGCGAGCGGCGATCAGGTACCCCAGGAGCGCGAAGTGCGCAGCAGGCATCAGCGCACCTCCAGCGTGAGCATGCCGGGATCTTGCGCCGAAGGGCTGCGGATCCGGCGCCTCTCCGGCGTGGCGCCGACGCGCAGGGGGAGCTCGACCTGGTCGGCGCCGAGATCCATCGCGGCCGAAGAGATCCCGGTCACCGCGTCGTTCGCGACGGTGATGGTGAGCACCGCCGCGAGCGTGCCCGGCGGACCCAATGGAGCAGGCGGCGATCGATCGACGATGGCCTGGATGACGCGCGATGCACCCGTGCGCGGGTGATAGGTGATCGGCTCGCCGTACTCGGCGAGGAAGATCTCTGCATCGGCGCCAAGATCGAGCATCGGTGGTCGCGGTCGAGGACGGGAAAGGCCCCGGCGCCCTTTCGGGCGCCGAGGCCGCAGCAGCATCGCGGGCAGAGGCCCGCAAGGAGTAGCAATCAGGCGCCGGGGTTCTTGTAGACGCCGCGGTGATCGAGCGCCTTGGCGCCGACGAAGTGCCGGCCCTGATACTTGATCGTGAGCGAGTCGAAGTCCTCCTCGGTCCGGAGGCTCGGCTCCTCGTAGCCCTCCAGCAGCACGATCTCGATCGTCTCGCCTCGAGTGCCCGGCGTGACGGCGAAGTAGTACGCGGTGACTGCCAGTCGCGGCGACGCGACGACGCGGCACATGCCCTGGATCGGGTTCTTGACATCGCTCGTTTCGCCGCGAGCGACCGGCGATTCAAACAGCTTGCGCGCGAGGAAGTCGTACTCGACCGGGACGATGCAGCGCCCCGGCACCAGGTTGAGCGGGTCGGCGCTGCCGAGCCGAGTCTGCTTCGCCATCGCGGTGCGCGCCTGCTGCACCGTTGCCTCGCTCAGCACGGCGCCCGACGCGGCGAGGTTGGCGTGCGTGGCGTGGAACAACGCCACCGTGTCCGACATGTTCGGATTGGTTGTGAGGATGCCGAACGCGAGCGAGTCCTCGAGGTCGCGCGCGACGAAGGCGAAATCCTTTGGGTCGCTGTCGAACGCGCCAAGGTCGTCGTTCACGATCTGCTGGAAGGTGAGCGCCCAACCATTGGTGTAGGTCGACAGTGCGATCGTCTCGCCGCCATCCGATCGGGTGGCGTAGGTGGTGTCGTGCCCCGGCGCCGTGAGCACCATCGCAGGCACTGCGCCGATCATCGGGCGACTCACCGGTTTGAAGTCGACGGCCACATGTCGGCCGCAGAACTCCGGCCACTGCGGCTGGAGCTGCGCGTAGCGGAGCTGCAGCGCCTTGCGCCCGACATTGCCGAGGATGTTCGAGAAGCTGCTGATCGCCGCGAAGTAGCTGCCCTCGGCGAGTGCGGTGCCTCGCACCGCCTCGTGCCAGTGATCGCGGTGCATGCAGATCTCGGCGAGGCGCGTGTGGCTCAATCGGTCTGCCTCGTGCACGCCAAGCGAGAGCATCATGCGGCGCGCCATATCGACGACGCGACGACCGCGGAACTCAGCGGCGCGCGGGTGCGGTGCCGACAGCTGGACGCCTGCACGCAGCAGGATCGCATCGGTGATCGCGTCACGCATGGTCTCGACATTGCGGTCCGCTCCGATGGACACACCCGAGGCGGCGCCGGCGATCGGCACTGCCTGGTGCTGCTGGTGGCGACCCGCCAACGCGAGCTGCGTGGCGCGCTCAACCGTGCAGCCTTCGGTGATTCGATCGAGCGCCCACTGCGGCCCGAGCCCGGACAGCTCAGCCACCTGGCGGATCTGCGCCGCCACCGAGACGCCAGCAGCGGACTGCTGGCTCGTCGCCTGCGTGCCCGCAAGCGCGAGGCCTGCACCGTTTGAGGCGGCGCCGGGTGCCGGCTGAGCGCGCGCCATCGATGCGCCTGCAGTTGCGGCGCCTGCTGCCTGCGTGGCCGTCGGCGCTGGCGCGCCGAGGCCGGCATACATGGTCTTCTGCTCGGCCGTGAGCGTGGAGATGAACGCGTCGATCTCTGCTGGCGTGGCCCCTTCCTTGAGGCCGAGCGACTCGAGATACTGCAGCTGTGCGGTCGTGATCATGGGAATCCCTTCCGGGGGAGGCGATGTTGCCGGTTCGCCGTCCAGGGCGATTCCGGCCGAAGTGGTCTGCGCCACCGGGACCATCCCGGGAGCGCCGGCGAGCATGCCGGCGGAGTTGCCGCCGGGGTCGCCGACGAAGTCGACGGAGATGAGCGATTCGACGCGCAGGCGCGGCAGATGGTCACTGCCGCTGCGCGACTCGAGCCAGCCCACCTTGATGCGGATTGAGAGGCCGATGCTGCTCGGATGCTGCGTTGCGATCCCGAGCAAGTAGGTCGCCATGCGACCGAGCGGCGACGCCTCGGCGTACTCACCGAGAGTGACCCGAGCGCGGACACGCATGCCCTCAATGCGTGCATGGGTGATGACGCCGACGAGCCGCAGCGCACCATCGACGCCGATGAAGCGAGCATCGCCCTCGCCGACGCCCAGCATCGGATGCGTGAGGTGCACCCGGACCGGATGCGGCGCCTCGTTGATCGCCTTTACGACGGTCGCAAGCGTCTGGAGATCGGCCTCGAAAGGATCGGCATTGATCGGATAGCAGGCGCCCGCCGTGATGACGGCGACGCCGTCGATCGTGCGAGCGTCGACATCGACGACCAGGTCGGACTCCTGCGCCACTCGCTGGAGCGCGACGCCGGCGAGTTGGGCGCGCGCGCTCGCCGGTCCGGGGGCTTCCGGAGGCGCAGCCGTGCCGGCCAAGGCGAGGCCTGAGGCTCTTCGGCGGAACAACGGCATCAGATGGCATCCGCCTTCGCGAGAGCAAACTCCTGCCGGGCGACCTCGTCGCCGGCGAGCGCGGCACGCGCCTGCTTGCGCACATTCGGATCGCTGGCGATCGCGTCGATCCCGAAACGCTCGGTGGTGGTGATGACCCGGCGTGCGCCGTCGCGCTGCTCGATCGCCTCGTCCCGCTCTTCTTCGATTTCTCTCGCACGCTTGCGCGCACGCAGTCCGACGAGTGCGCCAGTGGCGCCGCCGCCAAGGATCAGACCCAGCCCAGCCTCGAGGATGCCAGAGACCTGTCCGGCGATCGCACCGGCGCCTGGCACGCCGAGCGCACTGACCGCAGTGCCGACCTGCTGGACGCCCTCAGTGGTGCGCTTCACCGCCGCGGCAGTGCGCTCGTCGAAGCTGAGGAGAGTGGCCTCATGCTCGGCGAGGTCACGGCGAGCCTTCGCCGCGGCCACCTCGATGCGAGCGAGCTGCTCCTCGTAATCGGCCAGCACGCGGGCGACGGCCGCGGACTCGTTCGTGAGACCCTCGAGCTGAGCGTCCAGCTCGCGGATGGATGCCAGCAGCACCTGCCGGGCCTCAGGCGGCGAGGTCGCGAGCTTCGACGCGAGCTCGCTCTGCATGCGCTCGAGCACCTCGCGCCGCTGGCCGATACGGTCCTCGGATGCCTTGAGCTTCGCGCTCTCACGCTCGGCGGCAAGCTGCTGAGCCTTCAGCTCGCCGATCGCCTCTTCCGCGGCGGTGAACTTCGCTGCGGTGTCTCGCATCTCCTGGCTGGTCGGCGCACCGACCACCTGGGCGACGGCGTCGCGTAGTCCTTCGCAACCTGTCGAGCAGGCGAGGACGATCAGAGCGGTGGCGATGAAGAGCGGCAGTCGCATGGGTGCAGTCCTCAAGTGCTTTGGCGGAGGGGAAGGTCGAGCAGGCTGTCCAGGTCGTCACCGAAGCGATCGCGCAGGTCCTTCAGAATCCGTGCGTCGGCGTGATCGATGGCTGTGGATGGCGCAGGGGCGGCGCCATCTTCCGGCGGCGGCGGCAGGCCTTCGGCGCGATAGGCCTCGACGATCAGGCGTCGGCGGCGCGCACGCTCGCGGGCGCACTCGCGCATGACATCCTCGGAGAGCTCGCCGGAACGGCGCCCGACGATCTCCTGGTGCGTGGCAAAGTCGTTGCCCCAGGCCGTCGCGTCGGCCGACGCTTCCTTCGACGGATCGATCCACTGCCAGCCGTCGGGCAGCCAGAGCGTCTCGTTCCAGTCGTCGGGGTTGCGCGAGTAGTCGTGCGCGACCAGTTGGCCGTCGAGCACGCACTCGGCGATGAACCACTCGCGGATCGGCCCGAACATGAGCGCGACGAGCAGCTCGTGCATCATCGCGTACTCGCGCCGGTCCTCGAGCATCGACTGGCGCTGCGACGAGTAGCTGCCGCGAGTGAAGTCGCGAGCGATCTGCTCGTAGCTGCTGCCCGTGGCCGCGGCGATCGCCCGAAGCTGCGCCTCGGTGAACGGCGAGTAGTTGGCTCCGGCCCGGTGCGGGATGAACGGTACCGCCTTCTGGCCGGGGCGTAGTCTGGCGATCGTGAACGGCTCGGACGGCAGCTCGTCCTTCTCCTGTTGCGTGGTGCCGGCAGGGTTGAGCGGCGCCTCGGCCTCGGGGCTCTCGATGACGAGACCGATGTTCGACTCGCCGCGCGCCGCGATCAGGTTGGCGCTGTCGAACATGCCCAGGTGGCGGAGACGCAGCATCACCGGCGCGAGTCGCGTGACACCGCGGGTCTGCTGCGCACGGTCGGGGTCCATGACATGAGCGACGCGGTCCGCGGTGATCCGCACTCGCTCCTCGCGCACAGGCTGGAGCTGTCCGGGAGATTCCGTGCGGAAGTGGTAGGCGATCGCGGCGCCGCGTCGATCGACCTCCACCCCACCGATGACCTCATTGCCCTCGTACTCCTGGAGATCATCGGCGAACTGCTCGGACTCGATCGCCTGGAGGCGCAGTCGCGGACGGCCGCACTCCTGCGCCAGACACTTGACGATGCAGGCCTCGCCGGTCCCCACGAGCTCGGACACTGCCCAGTGCCCGAACATCATGAGATTCCGGCGCCGCTCGACATCGACGCGACGAGGATCGCGCTCCCAGCGACGCCATAGTTGATTCACCCGCCGATTCCACGCGACATCGAGCGATCCGTCCGGCAGCGTGCGCCTCGCGAAGGCGCTCAGGCCTGTGCCAATCACATTGCGCTTGAAGGCCCGCACCAGGCTCGCCGCATAGGCGTCGTCGCGCACGAGCTGTCGAGCTCGCGGATGCAGGATCGGGAGATCGGGCACGACCGCGGCGTTCGCCGACTTCCGCGGCGCCCGCCAGTCGCTGGTCGCTCGATCGCGCTGCGCGGCCTTGTAGGTCGCGAGCATCGCTTTCGTGTGCTCGATCTTCACGCGCGTATCGAGCAGCGCGAGCCGCTCTCGCTCTCGCGCGAGGACCTGGCTGCGTGATCGCCGGGCCATCAGACGAACCTCCCGCGGCCGGAGAACATCGCGGCATTCGCACCGCCGACCTTGCGCTCGTACTGCTCGATCAGCTCATTGAGCCGCACGACATCGATGGCCTGGAACGAGCGGCCGTTGATGGAGTAGCTCGCGGCGCCTCGCGTGATGACCTTGCGTCGCGCCGCGAGCAGCTCGTCGAGGATCTCCTGGTCAGTCTGCTCGGCTGGCACGCTGGCTATCTAGCCGCGCTGCAGCCGGCGCCGCAATGGCGTCTGTGTGCCCAGCACAACGCACTAGAGATTTTTCCGCGGCCTCCATTCGACTCGCGATACTTGGCGGTACTTGGCGCTACTCTGGGCCTCCTCGACGAAGGTGCGGCCGCATCGGCGGCATGCGCCGCGGCGCTCTCGACCGTGGTAGCCGATGGCCATCGGTCGGGAGTGTGTGATGACCACATGATCTGGTCCGCACTCGGGGCATGCGAGCAGCTCGACGGTGCGCGTCAGAATCACCACCGCGGGTGCAGCCGGCGGAGTCGTGGTCACACCAGGATCGGGTACGGCCGATCGAGCGGGTCCCGTGGAGGACGCAGCCGCGGTGGCGCCGGCGCCGCCTCCGCTTGCGTCGGTGGCTGCACACTCGGGTCCGTCGCCGTCGGCCGCACGCCGCGCATCCCTGCGCCGAGTGTCGCCAGCACCATCGCGTCCCACCAGTGATTCGCTGCTCTTCGCTCGATCCATGAGCGCACCCAGCCCTTTCGCGGGTCGAACTCCTCGCGCAATCGCTCCGAGCGGAGGTGCGCGCTGAACGCTCGGTGGTCCCGCGGATCGCCGGCGTGGAGCGTGATTGCTCCCGGAGTCCCGGGAGCGGATTCAATGCGCGCCTGAAGGCGCGTCTTCCAGTCGTCCGTCGCGAACTCGATCAGGCGCTGACCGCTGGCGAGTCGCACCTCGTGCCAGCGGTCGCCGACCACGCGCACGACGGAGCCGGTCGTGCGCGGCTCGTGATAGACCTTGCCCGCTGGCTGGCCGGCACCGTAACCCTTCGTGACGCGCACGAGGCCCACGCTCTCGGGTTCGCGCGCGAACGCGTAGACGACATCGGGCCTCCAGCCGGCGTCGACGAGCATGAGATCTGGGCGGCGCCGAACCTCGCCCCACGCCCAGCCGGCGATCGCCCGATCCCGCACCGAGCGAAGGGCCGACAGGATCCGTCGCTCCTCACTCTCCGCCTCAGGCGTGTCCTCGATGCCGTAGTCCGGCACATGCACCGTCGCGTCTGCGCGCCATGCGGTGCATGCCCAGTACAGCGTGCGCAGGCCGACATCGACGCCGACGACGACGAGCTGCGTCCACGCCGGCAGCAGGCCGCGCGGCGTGCCCTGGTCGATGCGATCGAGAATGTCCACGGCACCATCGACCGACTCGGTCTCCTCGAGAGCCCGATCCTTTGCAGGCACGGCCCAAACGAATTGCCTGAGCGCGCGATCCGCGTCGCGCTGCGCATGTCCCGCAGTCCTGGCGGCTCGCCACTCCCGCGCACCGAGCGATCCCGTCGTGGCGAGCAGATTCGCCCATGCGGACCAGCGGAACCCGAGCGTGCGTGTGCCCGGCTCGGGGCCTGTCACACGGCCGGCTCGATCGACCTCCTGTCCGCGATGCACGAGCACGCATCGCTGATTGGACGCGATGCGCTCGGCGTCAGTGATGAGATGGCCGCAGGCCGGGCACGCCCATCGCGCCTGAGCCTCGGCCTCGATCTCGCTCGCGGCGGTCTGCCAGCCGACCAGGTGCTCACGCTCCGGCGAGATCCAGACCTCGCAGTGCGGGCACGGAGACGCGACACGCGATGCGGTGCCAGCCTCGTACTCGCGCCAGATGCGCCCCGCAGGCGTCGACGGGGTGCACTCGTAGACGACGAGCGCGCGTGCCTGGTATGCCTCGGTGCGCTGCTCGATCTGCGTGCACGGGTCGCTCTCCCGCGACCCGGTCCGTGCGGTGTCCATGCCGTCGACCTCGGTCATCATGGCAGCCATCCCCGTGAACCCGGCGCGGCTCTTGTCGTCGCCTGCCGCGGTCATGAATCGCACCGGCGCACCGTTGCGCATGAGGATGAGCGGCGATGTGCCTCCGCGCGAGCCGGCGCCGCGCTCGGGCAGGAGATCGCGATAGCGCGTGGCGCGGAGCACCGGCACGAGATCGACCTGCCATTTGGCCAGGAGCTCCGCAGGCGACGGCGCCGCGAGCACGATCGGCTCCCTGAGCTCGCACATGATCCAGATCGCGGGGATAGTCCATGTGCAGAGCGACTTGCCCGCCTGGCTCGGGCCGGTGCAGGCGATGCGGCGGAAGCGGCCGCTGTCGATGGCTCGGTGCAGCAGGCGCGTCCACGGAATCGTGTCGTGCCTGAAGGTGCGGCCACCAAAGGGTCCGCTCGGGACGACGATCTCCTCTGCCGCGAACTGCTCGAGGGTCCGTAGGCGTCGGGGGCGTGCGTCACGCAGGCGCTCCAGGCCGATCGTCCACGCGCACGCGAGCTGGTGCTCGACGACGGTCACGCTTCGCCTTCTGTTTCCGCCGCGGCGCCAGCCCTTCGATGCGATCGGAGACCTCCGGTGAGCGCGCGGGTGATTCGAAGAGCGGGCCAGCCACGGCGCAGTACTCGCCTGCCGGCGAGGTGCCGGGCGCGGGTTTCAGCTCGAGCTCGAATGCAGAGATCAGTCGGTCGATCGCATCGATTACGCGTGCGTGAGCGTCGTCCCCCCAACGGCGTTGAGCATCCTGCGCGAGTGCGCGCAGCTCGTCCGTGATGGTCTGCCAGGTGCGAAGCACTTCCGGCCGGGGCACGAGCTCTCGGCGCCGCTCGGCCAGTTCCAGCTCGTAGAGCTCCGCCTTCGCGGCGCGCTGCCGCTCGAGTGCGGGCGAGACCTCGCTGTGCTTGTCGTCGGTCGGCGCGAGGATGCGCCCGGCTGCGATCGTCTCGTGGATCCATCGCGCCACGGCCGGCAGACTGATCACGGCCCGGCCGACGGGCACCCCATAGAGCTCTTCCTGGTCGTAGAGCACTCGCCGATCGCGACCCGACCAGCGGACCCAGGCCGCCAGCGGCACGGCTTCCCCCGGTGCGGCGTCGGCTCGCGATTTCGGGGGCGGCTTCGTCCGCGGATACGTGCGTTGCTTTGGCACGCGACACGGTCAGTGAGTGAGTCCAGGCGTCAGGGTCGTTCGTGGGCCCGGAAGTTGCGATCCTTCCGTACCGCATGTGGAGGGGGGCCCGGAAAGGACCCGCGGCGAAACGAGCCGCAGCGGCCGATGTCGCTTGTGCCACCGATAGCGCTTGCGGAAGTACGCCATCTGCTCCTCGACCGGCGGGAACCCGCAGGAGCCGACGCGCCGACTCTCCACGAATGCCCAGCGATCAGCCTCGGCGCGTGTGAAGACACCATCATCGATGACGAGCGCGCCGCTGAGCCTGCCACTGAAGAAGACGATGGTCATCGCCGCTTGGCCTCCGCCGTGAGACGGCGGCTGAGCTCCTGTCGTGTCCGCTCGATGATGACTCGGCGTGCTCGTTCCATCCGGCCACCACGAGAGAGCAGCAGACCCGCAGTGAAGGGCTCATTGATGCGCTTGATCGGAGCGTTGCTGGCAGCGCTCGTGCGCGCAAAGACGAGCGCCTTGTTGCGCGTGAACCGCTTTGACCCTCGCTGCGCAAAATCCCCTCCGCCGAGTGGCGACATCACCCACGCTCGATCTGGCGCCACGCGCTCCCCGGCCGCCGCCCACGCAACATCGGCGCCCCGCTGCATGGAGAGCCCGAGGTGTCGAGGGCGAATGTAGCCACGGCCGTGCTTGCCGGCGCCCATGATTCGGAAGGTCGCGTAGTCGTCAGTGGCGACCACGACGCCGATGCGCGATAGTAGCTCGCGTCGAGGCACGACCGGCACGGCACCCCGCACATCACGGACGATCTCGGCGCGCGCTGATGTGAGACCGCGCCGCAGAGACTGCTTGATGATCTTGCCGGCTCTGGCAGCACCGAGCAGGCCCCTGGCGCGCGCCGCCAATTCCGGCACGCCTTCGAGCCGCAAAGAGACCGTGGTCGAATGTGGAGTGGACGCTGAGGGGAGTGGAGTGGCCACGCGGAGTCTCCTCCGCGCGGATCGGCGACGGCCAGATCATGCGCGAGTGCAACCCGTGAAGTCAAGGCCGAGCCATCGCATCTCCATCATCCGTGTCAAGAAAAACCCGGTGGCCGTCGAGTCCAGAAATCATCCGCCCGGGGCAATGATCACAGCCGTCTCGCTTCGTTGGGCTGCCTCCACCATCGCCTGCCTTCGGTACTCCGCCTCATCGACATACCACGCATTGAGCCGAGGCGGTTGTTCACTGGAGAAGACGAGATACACGGGCACGAAGCCGCGCCACGGCTGGTGCCGCATGTACTTCCACGTCGGACTGCTGCCGTTGAACATCGTCTGGTCGGGCTCACCGAGCGTTGACCGTACCTGCTCTTCGGACATCCCTTGCCGCAGCTTTTTCGTGTCTGACGCACACGCGCTGAGCCCAAGCGTCGCTCCCACCAATAGGGTTGTGATCACACGCATATGAACAAGGGTAACACAGCCGCGATGGACACTTCGAATGGTCCGCGAGGCCACAGGAGGCAATCGGCGCAGGCAGAAAGGATCCGTGCGCCCTTGACCGCGGCACCATTGATGCTACAATGTGGGCGTCGAGGCCAGGCGGCCCGACCCGAGCCCGCCGGACGCGGGAGCACGAGACCCGGCAGACGCCGGGAGGAGATGGCCATGAGCACGATCACGATCGAGACAGCCGGGCGACGCCTCTATCTGCGCGGGGACACCTACTCCGTGCGCGATCGCATCCGCGCAATCGGCGGACACTGGGACGCCGACGCCAAGGCATGGTGGGTCGGCGCCGGCAAGCGCGCCGAAGCCGAGAAGCTGGCGACCGAGGCAGCGGCGGAACCGGCGACGACCGCTGATGCGGAGCGCAAGGGCGACGGCGAGGACACGGTCGTAGCCGGCCGCGTGACCTACCGCGGGCAGAGCTACTACGTGGTGGGCCGGACGGTCCGCGGACGGACGCACTGGGACGACACGGTGGCGGCCGTCCAGACGCGCGACGGCGCGAAGATCCTCGTATGCTCTCGCGACGGCGCGACCCGTTCGTGGGTCGGGCGCGGCGAGGTTGAGGTCCTCAAGCGATACGACCGTCCCCAGACGATCGGCAGCCTGCGCCGGTTTGCGGCCGACGCACGCGCCGGCGTGAGTCGCGCCGACTATCAGGCAGAGATCGACGGCGCCGAGGATCAGGACTGCTTCGGCGCGGCGCGCAATCTGGAGCAGACGGGCTATGCGGAGTGGCGACGCCAGCAGACCACGGGAGGTGCAGCGTGACGCGCCAGCACGACCTACCGCCATCAGTGCGCCTCGCGCGGCTCGGCTTCGGCGAGCGTGGCCTCCACGGAGGTCGCGGCCCTCGCGTCCTCTGCGGCCGAGACCCCAACGACAACACCGATCGGGAGCACCAGTACCTCGTGTGGCGCGGCGTCGCATGGCATCGCCATGTGCCGAGCGATGCGCACCACGACGAGGGATGGGAGCTATACGCGGCCCCGGTGAGCCACCGATCCGAGATCACGGAGTGGATGGAGGCGCGGGGCTGGGATCGCGCCGCCCAACCAGAGCCGAGCCCGCGACACAGCCGCGAGCATGTCGACCTGCACGGTGACGGTGGCCGTGCGCGAGATTGCTGGAGCATGCCGCCGCGGCGCCCATGGGACTCGTGGGCTGCCATCACTGACGCACCGTGCCCAGTCGAGGGGTGCGGGCAGACGCTCGCCTGGGCCGAGGCTGGTCATGTGCCCGGCTACCGGATCTGCATGGCGCGACACGGCGACGGGTACTCCGCGGCCACCGCCAGGCACCACTTCGCGCTCCATGGCGCTCGGCTCTGCCGCGATCATGAGGCGGAAGGCGGTGCAGCGTGACGACGCGCAAGCACACGCCGGGACCGTGGACGGCTAACGGTCCGGGTGGCCGCGATAGCATGATGCCGTGCCCCGGATACATGATCACCGACCCGATGTTCGGGACGCACGCGGACGGATACAGCCCCATCGTGGCGTTTTGTGATTCGCCGGAGGATGCCCGCCTCATCGCCGCCGCGCCCGACCTGCTTGCGGCCTGCGAGCGGGCGCTCTCGGCGCTTGCATGCAATCCGAAGTTCCGCGAGAACGAGCCAACAATTGCCTTCGCCCGCGCCGCCATCGCCAAGGCGAAAGGCGGTGCAGCGTGACCACCACCCTCGCCGGCACGCTCATTCGGCGCGTGGATGGATCGTGGCACTGGCGTGACGGCACGCCGGAGCCGCGCGCCACCGATCTCTCGCTCGGCCGTTGCTACAACTTCCGCTGCCGGACCTACGGTGACGGCGGAACACATGTCGAGGTCCCACGCGCCATCGCGCAGGAGCAGGACGACCTCGCGTGGGTGCTCGCCGGCTGGCGCAACGGTCGATACACGCTCGGCCTCGACGGTGATCGCGTAGGTCCCCTGACGATCAGGGCCGACGGTAGCGTCGGCCGCGCGCACATCGCGCCCGGCGAAGACCCACTACACGGCCACGAGCCGATGCCGGAGCAGCCGGGGCCGATCCCGATGGTGATCCTCGTCCCGATCGCCGACTGGGACACTCGCCCGCCGTGCGGAGTCTCGTGGGACTGCGAGCACGAGGACGACATCCTCGATCGCGCCTACTCGCTCGGCTGGCGACCAGCTGATCCCTATCAGTCGCGAGGTCCGCGAGGGCTGGTGTTCACGCCATGAGCGGCCTCGACCAGCTACCAGCGTGGGCTGATTGTGGGCGATTGATGCACTCGCCGCTCGACCACCCAATCGCCTATTGGTCGCCGCACATTCGTCGCTGGTTCGTAACCGGCCGTGGCATCACTGCGGACCACCGCCAGCGCTGCGATGCCATAGCCAAATGGCACCAACTGTCCAGCCGCCACAGTGGAGACCATACCGATGACTGACCCGCGCCGCAGCGATCGCGTCGGCAGGCGCGCGCCTTGGCCGCAGGGGCGCCGTCGGCACGCCGATGTCCGCGTGCCCGACGGATATCCGTCGATGCCTGCGTTCCTCCGCGCAGCCCGTCACCGCTGCGCGGAGGAGCGGGGCGCGCTCATGCGTCTGGCCGCATCGCTCGGCGTCCACCATCGGTCTCTCCAGCGATGGCTCGCCGGGGAGCATTGGCCCTCACAGCCGCGGACCGATGCGATCGCGGCGTGGATGCGAGCGCGAGCGTGACGCACGCGCTCTGCACGCGTCTCCGCAGTGTGCCCGGTGGCGTGGACGCCGAGGCCGTCGTGATCGCCGCGGCCGATGCGACGCCCGACGGGTTCGCCCGGCTCGTCGACCGTGTGCCGCTGGCGCTCGCCGACCAGCTCGCACGCAGCTACCTGGCCGTCATGCAGGAAACCGCGCAGACGCGGGCCAGTGTCGAGGCGCTGCCGCCAGCGAAGGCGGCGCAACTGCTCCGCCTGCTCATGCACGGATCGCGTCGTGACGCGCGGGCTCTCGCTCGAGCGTGGGGCTGCGGCGGCGGATCGCGCGACCTCGACCTCGCGATCGGCCGGGCGCTGCTCGCGGCGCCCGAAGCTCTGGCGTCTCACATTGAGTCATGAGCACGGGACTGCCCCAAAAACTGCCCCAACCTTCGCGAGGTGCGCATAAGGTCTGGGCTACGAAAGCGGGCGAAGGGACTTGAACCCTCGACATTCAGCTTGGAAGGCTGA